ATCTTATTATATATTTTTAAATAATTTAAAGGAAGATAATATTATATCAGTACATACACCGTTTAAAGATTTATCTATTGATGATCATATAGAAAAATTAAAATTATCTAAAGAGTATTTAGACTCTTTACCTTGGATATATGATATACAAGATTATCATCCTTCTATAACAAGTTTAAAAACTGAACCTGAAAGAAAAGCATACAGAGATACATATTTAAATTTTGTTAGTGAAACATATTTTGAACACACTACACCAAATGAATATAATGATTTTGAATTAGATATGACAGATAAATGCACCAAACCCATAGTGTCAATGCAACCTTTCATACTTCATGCTCAACCTGGGGCCTTACAGTATCTTAAAGATATAGGATTTAAAACATTTGATAAATGGTGGGACGAAAGTTATGATCTTGACAAAGACCACAATTTACGATATAAAAAACTTTTAGACTTATATAGAAAGTTTACTAAGGCAAGTCATAGTGAATTAACAGAAATGTTATATGAAATGTACGACGTATTAGATTTTAATAAGAATCATTATGATGAGTATAAGGACGGTTCAGAACAATTACAAGATTTTTACAAAAAAATAAAATATACATTTAATTTAAGATAAATATAAGTGTAGATATAATAGTTGATTATTCTACACCTTATAAGGAGAAAACATGAACAATATAAAAAATATGTTCTTAGGTGTATTCTTTGTAATCTTTGCCCAAGGTTGTGCTACAGTTGGTACGGTAATCGATGGTGGTAAAGAGTTAGCAACAAATACAATCGACACAGTTACAGGTACTGCAAGTACTGTAGTTACATCTGTAGCAGATGACGTCGGTAGTGTTGTTCAAACTACAGCAGAAGTTGGTGTTGGACTTGTCCAAACTGCAACAGAAACTGGTGCCGGTTTAGTGGCAACAGTTGCTGATGAAGTTAATAACCAAACAGATGCTTTACAAGAAGGCGAAGAAAAACCTAAAGAAGAAAAAAAGTAAAACGCTCATTCTTTAAACCTTTAAAGTTTTTAAAACAGAACGAAAAACAAAAAGGAATAGCAAAATCCTCAAATGAGGATGAGCAGGTTACAGATGAGGAGATGGCCGAACTTATTAAACAAGTAAAATTGCTTAACAAAGTGATGGAATACTGCTCTAAAAATCCTAAAGAATGTGAAACAGATAAGTAGTTTTATGCTACTTAAATTGTGTTTTTTATTAATGATATTTCCTCTGTCAGCAATGGCAGAGGAAATTGTTGTAAGTCCAGCATACTTACCAGAAGGTAAAGTATTAAACCTAACTTATAATCCCCCACTAGATCCATATTTTTGTAATAAGAATCTTGAACTTTGTAAAAACCTAGAGATCAAAAACTATCCTGTATTTGATATGTTACCACGTGCAACCAACAAACAATGGCTAGCATTTTGGACATTTCAAGTATTAGATGCTTACTCGACATCACGAGCATTAAAATATGATTGTGTAAAAGAAATCAATCCACTATACACAGAACGCCCAAGCGATTTTAGAATTGTAGCAACCAAAAGTTTTTTAATCCTTCCTGGATTATTATATGAGAATTATTGGACAGAGGTAACACCAGACGAATTAAATAATACTAATATGTTATATTCAATTGTTGTTGCAAATAATTTTAGATTACTTGAAAAAGCCAAAGATAATTGTAACAAAATTCGTTAAAAATAAATACATAGATGTTAAAAGAAAAAGTTATAGAAGTCAAACACTATTCAGATAGATTGTTCAGTTTTAAAACTACTCGAGATAAAACATTCCGTTTTAAAAATGGTGAATTTGCAATGATTGGATTAGACCTTCAACCTAAAAAAATTATGAGAGCATACAGTATTGTGAGTACTAATTACGATGACTATTTAGAATTTTTAAGTATCAAGGTTGAAAATGGTCCTTTAACAAGCAAATTACAGAACATACAAATTGGAGATGAAGTTTTAGTAAATCCTAAATGTACAGGAAGTTTAGTTGTCGACTATCTAATACCTAAGAAAAATTTAATTATGTTAGCAACTGGTACAGGAATAGCACCATTTGTTAGTATAGCAAAAGATCCTGCTACTTATGATAGATTTGAGAATGTTTACCTATTTCATACTGTAAGAAAAGTTAACGAAATTACATATAAATCAGAATTTACAGAAATAGAAAAATATATGAACTTTACATACATACCTTCAGTAACAAGAGAACAATATTTTAGACAGGGAAGATTTTGGAATCACATAGAACCTGTATTAGGAAGAAATTTCGATAAAGATATAGATGCCATCATGGTTTGCGGGTCTCCTTCACTTAATAAAGAATGTAGAGAAACATTTAAATATAAAAAATGGGAAGAGGGAAACACTGGTGAAATGGGAGATTTCATGCTGGAACGTGCCTTTGTAGACTGAAAAATTCGATAAATATTGATATGAAATGGTTATATAGCGGGTATGCCGTAGCAGTATCTATTATTTTATTACTCGCTTTAAGAGTATTCGACCCTACACCATTACAAAGTTTACGTGGTCAAGTTTTTGACAGTTACCAACAATTAGATGAAGTAGTGCAAAGTGATGATGTTGTACTAATAAACATTGGCGAAAAAAGTTTAGCAAAATACGGACAGTATCCTTTCCCCAGACAATACTATGCTCAAATGGTAGTAGATGTTGCTATGAAAAATGGCGGTGTTTTAGGCTGGACTATTATGTTTCCTGAAAAAGATAGATTTCAGGGAGATGATAGTTTTGCAAATATGATGAGTCAGAACGTGATGAATGTTCCTGGTGCTAGAAAGAACCCTGTAAACTATAATGTGTTAAGCCAAACACCAAGTGTTAAAGGTATAAAGTCTACAGGTCCACATATAGGCACAGGTACAATAGGACCTGTTCCAGCAAAAGATTATTTGCTTACTTGGCCTAATTTAGTAACTAACGTTCCAATGCTGGAAGTTACAAGTAATGGTAAAGGAGTAAATGCTTCAGCACCACAACCAGATAATCAAACAAGAACATATCCATTAGCAATTACAGTAGGTGATAAAATATATCCTAGTTTTGCTGTAGAAATGTTAAGGGTAAAAACAGGTAAACCCAGTTACATAATAAAAACATCAGAAATAGGAATACAGGAAGTTGCTGTTCCTCCATTTGACCCAATAGTAACACAACCGAACGGAACAGCATATATAAGATTTAATAATGAATTTACTGAAATTGAGTATGAGGGTGCAGAAAGCATTCCAGACTTAGCAGGTAAATTTGTTATAGTAGGTGTTACAGCGGAAGGTATTGCTAACCCTGTACCTACACCTAAAGGAAACTTATATCCTCAACAGATACAAGCACATATGTTACAGAACTTTATAGATGGTAGCAATATAACAAGAAGTCAGTTAAGTGCTGTCATAGAGCTTCTAGTAGGGTTACTGACTATGGTTCTTGTTGCTTTAGCAGTATATAGATTACCATTACTTTTAACAGCACCTATGGCTTTAGCAATACTAGGCGGTATAGTATATTATAGTATACACAAATATACAAGTAGTTTGGTATTATTAGATGCAACATTTCCTGTACTTGCAGGATTTTTAATATTTACACAGGCCGCATTTAATAATTTTTATAAACAATTTAAATTACGTGAACAAATAAAGAAACAATTCGAACATTATCTTGCTCCTGCAATGGTCAAAAAGTTACAAAAAGATCCAAGTTTACTTAAATTAGGTGGCGATACTAAAGAGATGACATATTTGTTTTCGGATATTAGAGGCTTTACTCCTATAAGTGAACAGTTTAAAACTGATCCACAAGGATTGGGTAAACTAATAAACAGATATATGACTCCTATGACAGATTTAGTTATGCGTAAAGAAGGTACTATAGACAAATATATAGGTGATGCCCTAATGGCAATTTGGGGAGCACCACTTGATATAGAAAATCATGCTCAATTGGCTGTTGAAACAGCAATAGAAATGGAAGACGAATTAGAAAAAATTAATAAAGCATTATTTGAAGATGGATTAATGCCACTTAGTATAGGTATAGGTATTAATTCTGGTAGTGCAGTTGTAGGTAATATGGGAAGTAATCAACGTTTTGATTATACAGTATTAGGCGATAGTGTAAACTTAGCGGCACGTTTAGAAGCACAAACAAAAGAGTATGGAGTATTCTTTATGTTTACTGAACATACATTAAAACAAATAAAAATACCTGATAATTTAGTTATGTTAGATAAAATTGCTGTAAAAGGACAAACTGCACCTGTTACTATATACACTATTTTAAAAGATCACAAAGAGGCAAGAACTATAAATAGAATGGTAGAAGCATACCAAAATATAGAATGGAGTACATGTGCTCATCAAATAGAAGTAATGAAACAACATAATTGGAATCCTGTCTTAACAGAGTTGTATGCAGAAAGAATAAAACAACCGGCTCCAGATGATAATTGGGACGGTATAGCAAGGAAGACTAGTAAATGATTAAATTAGATAAAATAAAAAAAGAAAATTGTGTTTCTGAACCCTATGAATATTTACTCATAGAAAATTTTATAGAAAATTTAACAAGTAAAGATATTTTTAATGAATACATGTCTACAGCAACCATAGTTGATGAAGATGAAGCCATGTGTAGTATGACAGCACATATGGTAGAGGATATTATTATGGAAAATAAAGATATCATGTTGCAAAAAATAAATCAAATGTGGGATTTAGAAATTGTAGATATTTGGACAAGTATGAATATGTTTACTAAACCTACACATCATTTGCCTATACATAATGATTATCATTGTGTAGAAAAATCTCCTGTAAGAGGAATACTTTATTGTAATCCTGAAAAGGTATTTGGGACGTCAATTCATGAAAATGAATTAAACCCAACCGGCGAAAACGTAGGGGGTAACTTAGTTCGAGAAGCAGGTGGCAATCCTGGAGACTTATTGTTAATAAAGGTTTCTCCAACTAGTTGGCACTCCACACAAACTAAAAAAGATACTGATTTAAATAGGCTTACATGTAATATGTTTTTTGTACCAAGTATGGACGTGCAATTTTAATTATTCGTCAGGAACCCAATTTTGTATACTTCTAAAAAATTGATAATAGTGTCTAAAATCCTTTAATTGTTGTTTTGCATGGAATAGTTCTAACGGAACACCGTCACCATATTTAATTAATGGAAAATAATATCTTTGTATAATTTTTTCTAATTTTTTTATATCTTTGCCTAGAGCATCTAATAAAATATTGTTGTACTCTAAGTCAGTTACTAGATCAACTAACCAATAATGATAAGGATGCTCTGGATTAAATCTTCTTATAATTTCTCTAGTTTGATAATATATAGCTCGTATAGGATTCATTCCAGGTCTATATAAATTCATTATTTCTTTAAAATAAAAACTTTCATGTTCAGAAGACATATGTTTTATTACTCTAGCATAATCTTTTTTCATTGCACTTTTTAAGGTGTCGAAGTTCTCCCCAATATTCTGATGATACTGTTTTAGTACATTATCAAATATCTTTTGATATTTTGGAGATAACTTTTCATAATAAGTGTCTCTTATTTCATCTATTTCTAGAGCACCCTCTAATAGTGTATGTGGAATTGTTTTAGATCTTTGATACTTATCTAATTCTGTGGTTATCCGCAAAACAACAAAATCGATTATTTCGCCTTTGCTCATGTTATTATTTATTCGGAATGTATATTTAGAATAGTGTGTAGTTTATCAGTTCCGCCATTTTTATTTAGGGTAATATGTGAACCGTTGTGTAGAGGTTTAGGCCAAACTCCAATATCAATCCAGGCATATCCGGCACTTTCAGAATTGAGTGAAGGAATAAACTCTTCTTCAACTACATATACAAAACTATAATAGTAAAAGTTTTTATCTTTGCTTTGGTAAACATCTATAGGATTTAATTTTTGTAGTTCTGGAACGAACCCAATTTCTTCATCTAATTCTCTGACAATACATTCATAAGGAGTTTCACCTTTTTCAATTATGCCTCCCCAGAATCCCCAGGTGTGATTAAATCTTTTATTGCCTTCTCTGAGTTGTAATAAACATCTGCCAGTATCCTTGGCAAGAAAAACAACTCCTGCCGCTGTGGTACTCATTATAGTGATACACTCCAAAATCCAGGGTTATATTCGCCTTCATAACTACTTATCCAGGCTGATCCTGTCCATTTATATTGTTTGGAAGTAAAATCGTTGGTTGTGTATTCTTCACTCTTTATATTAGCAGAGTCAAATACAACGGTCCATGCTGAACCATTATATTGTATTATGTCATTTTCATTGGCATCTAATCCCCAATTAGGATATCCTATATCGTCTAAAGATTCGGTTATTAAATATCTTTGTCCTGTTGCGGCGGCTAGTAATACACCATCGCCAGGGTAATTTTCTTTTGGATTTATTATCTTATCCACGTTATCTAATGTGTCTGTTGGTAGTGTGTCTGTATCTAAATTAAAAATTAACGAGCTTTCTGATAATGGGTTTTTAGAAATACTACCTACTACCATATTTAATACATTATCACTATCGTTTGAAATATTTAATTTTAATAAACTTGTTGCAGTAATTTCTCCCTGCATTAAAAGTATGTCATCCCAATTCTGCTCTACACCAGCATTGTTTACCAATATTGCTGTACTTCCTGTTATTTGTAAATGGTAATCACTAGGAGTAACTATAATTTCTGCGGTATCATTTATGTCTCCAAAGAAATCTGCATAGTCTTCACTATATCCTAAGTCTTGTATATTACTTGTTGAGTGTACATCTGCTATAATTTTTTGTATAATAGATTGTCTTTTAACTTTAGCAGGAGGTGATATCCAAATAGGAATAGCAAAGTTTAAAGATGCTATATCTAATGATTCATCTACCCCTGCAGGAACGGCCCGACTGGTCCAATTGATGTCTATGAGTTCTACTTCAAATACACTTGACCAGTCTAAAGGATTATCGTTTGATTGTAGTTGGATACTTGGATTGAATAAAACAAATATCTGTTCTAATATTTGTAGTTTAGTATCTGTATTGGTGGTCCAAATATCAACATTCAATGTCATATTATATGGGACTGGCATGTACCTTTGAGTGGTATATAGATTACCTTGGACTGAGGAATATTGACCAGTTTCTACATTAAAATCTCTTTCAGCAACTTGTTGAGTATCAACAAGAAAAGGTTCGTGTGTTCTGTCCCTTGCAGGCTGTATACTGCCTATAGTAACACTTATAAATGGTGCGGAATTTATAATGTTTTCACTGTTGTTTCTTAAAATACTAGCAACCATTCTACTGGCATCACCATATCTAGCAGGAACACGATTATATTTGATACCATTTTTTGTATTTTCTTTAACTTGAAAATTTGAAAAGATACGAATAAGTTGAAGCAAATATCTTTTTATTTGTTCATCATACCAGTAATCTAAATTTTTACCCGCCATTAGTTATCCGTCCTAGGTTTCACAACCTTACTTAAATTTACTTTTTCAGGTGTTGTTGTACCATCTGACTCTCTTGTTATGTTGTCGTTATTTATAAACGTTGTTAATATTCTATTAGCCGCCGCCCATGCACCTCGTTGATCGGTTCCTACATTAAGCCAACGAGTACCTGATTTTTTAAACAATCTATTTGGTGAAAAATCTGTCCTTAAAAAATAATCTCCATCATTTGTTCCACTAGTTGGAAAAGATGTCCCACTACCTACAATGCTTAAACCATTGATAGGCTGTCCATCGTTACCTGCAAAGTCTAAAGCAGGGGCAGGCTTATCTGGTACTGTTTCATCATAATATAAGTGAGCAGTATTTCTAAATTGAGGATCGTAGGGAACATCTTTTTCTGCTTGTTCCAGCAATTTATCGTTTATATTGATATCATTAGCATAGGTACTAATAAGATTTCTTAAATCACCTTCTTCTTCACCAGTACCAAGAATATCTCTGTACTCTTGTGAATCTGTTATTGGTCCTAATTTAACACGCCACAAATGAGGCCACCAACGTGGATCGTATCCTTCTGCTGGTCTGCTACCATCTGTAACAACATAAAATCTGTTTATTGCTTCATCGCTACCGAGTAATAAGTCATCCCTTAAATGAGGTAACTCTAATACATCACCAGGCATAAGTTTTCTACCCACTGCTTCAACCATGCTTTCTATATGAAAATTCATAAATAATTGATCATTTGCTAGGAACATACCAAATTGTGTTAAATCAAAGGCATCATTATCGCCTAGGTTATATTGTCCACGCAATTCGTATATATTTTCATCGTATTTTCTATCTCTGTTTTCTAAAAATAATAGATCTTGTATGAATACTTCGCTGTTTCCTGCTTCTGAAGAAGGTCTAGTTGGGTCTTTGCCATCGTTTTCAGCATGTACACCTAAATATTTGTGTACATGTACACCGGTGCCTCCGGCATGAAGATGCTCACCAACCACACGGTCGGTAAAATTATAGTCATTTGTTTTGACTGGATTCCATAAACTTAATCTAGGCATAGTACTATTTATCTACTTTTGATTTACAAAATCATTAAATGCAAAAATTAAAAAAAGCACTCGATAAATATTGGCATGACAGCAGTAAGAGGTGCAAGACCTATAAGAAATAAAGAAATATCTGATTTTCATTTTCATATTGAAAAAAATAATATACATATTCCTACCCTTGATGAATATGCAGGCGTATGGAGAGATTGGATAAACTACAGTAATAATAAAAGTTTAACTGGATTAGAAAATTTTGCACATGCAGATTACACGCAAGGTACATCACAAGCCTTTGATAACTTCATATTAAGACATTGCAATACTAAACAAATTATAGTAGTACAGGGAGATTTTCAGTATCATGCTTGTCTAGGTAAACATGTAAATTTTAAAAACATCTATGAGAATGAAAAAAATCAAATTAATCTTGAAGATCAACTTGATGGATTGAACTTACATGCTCTTATTATAAGTGCTCCTTTTAGTGACTTTGGTTGCCTGCACCCAGATTTTGATCATCTTATGAAAGTTTGTAATGTACACAATATACCTGTGTGTTTAGATTTAGCATATTGGGGCATATCAAAAGGTATAGATATAAATTTAAATGATTATCCAGCAATAGAAGAAGTGACATGTAGTTTAAGTAAACCATTTTTTACATTGGAAAACCACAGAGTAGGTGTAAGATTTACAAAGGAATATGTTGATGATGGTGTAAGTATGCTTAATGAAGTAAAAATGGCGAATAATTATTCTATGGCATTAGGTGTAGAGTACATGAAAAATTTTAGTCCTGACTATAATTGGGAAAAATATGAAAATCAATACATAAAAGTTTGTGAAGAGCAACAGTTAGTTTGGACTGATACCGTAATATTTGGATTAGGTGATAATGAAAGACACGAGGAGTTCAATAGAGGTGTTGAAGGCAATTACAGAGTTTGTATCAGCGAGTGGCTAGGTGATTGTTGATGATATTTTTAAAACATATAGTTGTAAGCGAATCTGAACCACCAAAGAATTTAATAAAAGAAAATTATACCCCTGCTATAAAAAATTATTTTACAAGCAATACATATGATGATTATCATATACAACCAATAGAATATGTAAATATTAACGAACTCAAAATTTTATTATCTACTCTTGATATTACAAAGGATATGATATTATGCATATCTTTTTTTCGTAGTGGTCACAGTAGGTTTTTTGATATACTTAATATTAATAATTTATTTTTTAATAGGTTTTTACAGAAGTCACGTAAAAATAAATTAATTTTATCTGAGCCTTTGGAATGTTTTGACTATAGAAATTTTATAGAACATTTTATAAACCCGACCGTTTGGAGCCAGGTTAAATTTCTTACTTGTAATATAGATATAGAATACGGACCTAGATATACTATACCTATTCTTAGATTTAATTCTTTTATACCTTACACCTATAATATTTTAAAAAACAGCACACAAAACAAATATATTATAGATAAGGATTTTTTTATACCTGCAAATACTATTAGGGGAACAAAATATATTGTTATGCACCTTCTTAACAAAGCAGGATTGTTAGAGCATAATTATTACACATACGGTGAATATACTGATTTACAAAAAGAAAAAACAAATAGAGATAGCAAAATTTTTTTTAACGATTCGACTCAACTAGATACTTTATCTGACGCTCTGCACAATTACGAAGTCGAAAAGCATCATATAGAAATACAAGAGACACCAGGTGGTAATAGATATCTTGATTTACATTTAAATGAAAAATTAGATATGTATTATAAATCCTGTAGGATAGGGGTTGTGATAGAAGATTATTTTTTAATAGGAAAAGAGAATAAATTTGTTTATCATAAACTTTTTAATATTGTCACTGAAAAGACATTAAATTTTGTATTTTTAAAAAAACCTTTTGTAGTATTCCAATGTAAAAATTTTTTACGCAATTTTAGAAAACTAGGGTTTGAGACATTTTCTCCATTTATAAATGAAGATTACGATGATATAAAAGATGATATAGAAAGGTTTCAAGCAATAGTATTAGAAATGCAAAGAATAGCAAATTTATCAGAAGAAGAAAAGAAAAACCTTTTAATAAATTTAGATCAACGTTGTAAACATAATTTTAGCCTTATGTCAGAAATGCATAATAAAAATCAACTCATACTATAAATAGTAACACAATATTACTTACAGGAGACAGACAAATGATAGTAAACTCTCACAACGATTGGGACCCATTGGAAGAAATAATCGTTGGACACGCCCACCATTCAAGAATAGCAACTGATATTTCAGCAAGAAGTTTCAGTTATGCACCTTACCCGGAAGAACAAATTAAACCATTGGAAGGAACTTATCCTCAATGGGTCATAGATGAAGCAAATGAAGATGCCGACGGACTGGCAGACACACTTTCAAAAATGGGTGTCAAAGTACATAGACCAGCAATAGTTGACTGGGACAAAATGAACTATGATGTAGGACAAGGTTGGAATTCAAAAGGCTGGTATAGTTGGTGTCCGAGAGATCTAATACTTCCATTAGGCGACATGTTAATAGAAACTCCTACTCCTGTGAGAGCAAGATATTTTGAAGCAAAGCATCTTTACGAAGATATCATGTATGAAGCATTTGAAGATGGTGCTCTTTGGTTAGAAGCACCTAAACCTAAACTACACGATGATATGTATCAG